GTGGCAAAGAAAAAGACCCCGCGCCGGTCTTGAGTTTCCATGATGTGAACCACTTGATGACAGATAAGCTCTGTTAAGCGGGCGCTTCGCTCAACAACCGCCTCTAATTGCTTTTGATCGAACTGGCCGTTTTGTTTGATTCGCACCTGTGAAAAATCAAGCACTAAATTTTTATCGACCTCAAATTGCGGTTCGATTAAATAATCATCCCGTATTAATTGCTCGGTGGTAATATTGCCGACTTGAGTTTTGAACAGACAGTCCGGCCCCACAATAGCAGCGCCTTTGAATCGGAAATTAGTACCTGTTGCGCCAAGGACACGCATCTCGGGGTATTCCTGCTTATAATGACGCAAAATCCGCACGAAGCTTGAACGGTGATTAAGGTAATTAATAGCGTGCGCTTCATCGACCACGATGATGTTGAATTTGATCCGCGCAATCCCATCATTTTTATTTATTCCGTTCAATACGGAAACCGGCGTGCCAAATACAATCGGCGCCGTTGCATCTTTATAGCCTAAGGCCGCGCAATAAATTGATGCGTTGCCACCCTCATCAATGAGGGTAGCACAGTTATTCCGTACTAATTCTGCGTTGTTAACAAGGCATAGGGCGCGTTTACCGGCCTTTTGCATTGAGAGTAATATATTGGCAAGCATTAAGCTTTTGCCTGCCCCCACGGAGGCCATTAAGAGAACCGGGTCATCATTGACCTTTAGGGCTTTCCAGCACTCGTTAACAGCGTCCTGCTGATACGGTCTTAATTGTTTCATAAATGAAAGTTAACTCCTTACGGCATCTTTCAACGCGTGACTCTTTAACCAATTGCAAAACGCATCGATTTCCTCGCACTGCTCTTTCACCGGAAACGGCGTTTGATTGGTAAACACTAGCTTGCATATCTCACTTAACGACGCAATTAATACGCGCCTATCTACGGGTTTTTGACCTACATAATGAGCAAGCCCATTCATTAAATAATGGGTTAATTGGCGCTCCTCGGGGATTGACTCCCCTATAGTTGGTAAATCGCTATAGTTCGTCGTCATTGCATCCTGCCTTAACCCATTCGATTGCTTTTTGATGCCCTATTAGGGCCTCGTCCCATGTGGTATAGCGATCCATATAAATATCACGCCCACCGCGTGGCTCATCAAAAACCATTGTTTCAAACAATAATGGTCTGCCACCTAAGAAATTATGATCCAGACCTAGCCATACGGTAGATACACGTTTATCGTTAATTTCTTCATCGGCTACGTGTTTTTTATTTTCCTTCCATAAATCCTCTGTTTGATTTGCCCATTCCATAAGAGTGCAGGGTGTGTAGGTGTGATCATCATTTAAAAAATAGTGGTGGCTCATATTATTTTCTCTTTCTTTTTTTCCTCAATCATTTTATTTACATCATCTTCACTAATTAAAATATCGTCTATTGTGATCTTTTTAAATCTTCCCGGAGAGGGCTGAACGAATATAAATCCCTTAGTTACAATTTCTTCAAATTGTTCTGGAGTTAAACGGAAATAACCCCCACCCATATTTTTCATCTAAAATTCACCTGTTTCATGGTTTCTAAATTACGCTTAATGCCATCAAGCACCTTTTGATAAGAATCTGCTACAATGGCCATGATTTCGTTGGCGCTAACCTCTTTATGTCCATCGCATAGATAGTCATCGATATTTTTAATGGAGGCGTTAATCATATTGAATAGGGTTAGCTCCATGAAGTCATGTATTCCGCCACGCTGCGCCGTCTCAAATTTAGCTAAAAAATCTTTGAGAAATTGATGCGCGTTTAAAACCTGATCTGCTGCCGTTATTTCCGTGGCTCCATTTGCTGTTTTTAAATCATTCATTGTTCATATCCTTTTGTAATGCGCGTGCTAATTCTAAATTTAAAGCTACTTTGTCCGGCGCTAACTCGCCTATATCCATCATAACTACCAAGGTTTTAAGCCACGTATAAGCTAGCTGTACGGCCTCTGAATCACGGCTTTTAACCTTACGCTCCATTCTATCAATAACTAAACGAACGTTTTTTAACTCCCTTAGAACCCCAAGGCGCATCCTCGCTATTTCCTTCATTGCTAATTTTTGGCCTTATGGTCAACCCAGCGCAAGGCCAGTTCTAATTTCTTAATAAACTGCTCTAAAATTAATTTTCTATCGATGCCAAACGTACCCGCTAACTTATCAATAACCGTGGCTGATATCATTGATGGGCCTGTGATACACATCTCTAAAAACATCTCTTTGTTATCTTCATAATTGCGCGGGTCAGCGACCTCGATAAACTTTCCAATATACTCATTGGTTAAGTCCGTCATGCGTTGCGCATCATCTATTATTGGCATTTTCATTCATAACTCCTGCTCCAGTCTCTTAGCTGGTCAATTGCATCAAACTCTCTGGCAAATATTTTATTTTCGTGTACATAACCAAAAAAACCCGATAATGAATAACGCGGCACCCCATCAATAATATCAATGCCCTTAATTGTCTGCTCCATCACCCTGGCATTTTGCTCATCTACATAAAAAACCGTATCGCCTTGTTTAAATTTAGTCTTTATCCCTAAGCGAACCGGATCGCGATCAGGCTCTAACTTAGCAACAATATCATCGCGCTTAGTAACCAGCGTGCTGCCAACCTTCACCATATAATCATAGGTTTTCTGGACGTTATCTGCCCGGTCGGATAGCGCCTTTAATTTCTGCTCTATCTGTAGATACATGCGCTCGTATTGACGGGAAACCGCCTCGCATCGCTCCAACCGTTGTTCTAACTCTAATATTCGGTCACGCCGTTTAGGCGCGACCTTGTCTAAATCAGTGTTTTTTTTCATCTCTGTCATTTGATGCTCTACCAACAAGTGCACTCAAAACCGCGCCAGCTAATATCTTTTTCAAAATATCCGGCATTTCATTGTCGTCGTCTTTTTCTTCCTCATCTTTAAAGAAGGGGTGATCGAATATTTTAGGTTCGTCCCATCCATTATCTAATCCGGCCTCTGTATGGAACATTTCATCTTGCAAGTTATGGCCTGCAATCATTGAGGATTTACATAAACTCATAATCGCGTCAAGCCCCTTAAGAGTGGCTCTAAGCTTGTTATAAGCCATATACCTATTGAACACATCGGCCTTTTCATCGCGTAAATATTCCGCGTCTTTATTTAGTTGCTCGGTCATTCGCTTAACCGAATCGGCTAACGCTTTTAGCTCTTTGTTATCGACTACAAATTTGCTCATTACTACGTCCTTATTTATGGCACACCTTGTTAAACTTACACATTTTGCACTGATACCACAGTGCCGACCCATGAATGCGGGGTGGCTCCGCATTTGCGCCGTAAACGAATGCCGCCTTTTCCTCTAACTTTTTATAAAATTCAGGGTCAAACAACACTAATTCATCGGAAATATCACTATTATCCTTATTTAGTACAAGTATATATGTACTATGGATACCACTTAGCCCCATATACGCCTGTACTTGCGCGTAATATTGAGGGTTCCAAGCCTTAACCCCTTTCTTAACAAATATCTTAAAACTAGCGTCCTTGGCGGTTTTTATCTCAATAATGGCCTTAGGTATTTGATCGTGAATCTTATACCGGCTCTTCATCCAAACACCGTCCACATTACCCTTGAAGAAGGGCATTGTGGGATGTACTAACTCAGGATAATTACGCCAAACAACAATCCCCACATCAACCAACCAATTATGAACAACCTGCTCAAGCGCCTTACCTATAGCCCACGTCCTCCTAAATTTAGTCGGAACCTTCTGGGCCTTAACACCCTTGAATTGATACCAGATTTGACGCAAACAATCGGAACCAATACTGCTGGCCCCGATGTAATCACGCGAATCATTCTCAATAGCCTCTTGGTGCTTCTCTATCTTCTTACTAATCTTATCTCTGGTCATTTACTACACCAATTGTTCAAATGTTGGTCTTAAAAAGGGATGTCGTCGTCCAAATTTTGATCAACTGCGGGCAATGATCCCTGTCTGCTAAACGCGCTGTCTATAGGTTCGCGGCCCGGTTGGACGTTGGTATGAGTAACCACAATGCTAACGCCTGTTTCACATTTAAAGCCTGTAGCGTCGTGAATTTCAGCGATCCAGTTATACTGCTTGCCGTTACTGTTAGGTTCCGTTTCGCGTATTTTTAACCCTGCCGCCTTACCTACGAATACCGCTAAATCGGCATCGGTGGGTTCGCCTGAGTGTTTAGGCTTGCATTTATAAAGCTGGTAAATAAGCTTAAGCATGTTGAGGGCGCGGTGTCTGGCGCGGACGGGGTCTTTTGCCAGCGGATCACCAAATACTTTTAATTTCTGTTCAACGACGGCACCCTTAAAGTCGCCATCGGTAAGCACCCACTCGATTCTTAAAAATTTATTACCCTCGTATTCATCGCTAATAAACGACTCAATACGGGCCGTGGCCATCGTTCCGTCGGGTATTTGCGTTTTAAACTTAGCAAACGCATCGGCGGCACTTCCTGTGATTTCGCCCAATTCTGACTCCCAAAATCCACTCATGTTATTTATTCCTCATCGTTAAAGTAACTTTCAACCGCACCCTTTACCCGAACTAAATCGTTGGGTATAAGGAACTCTTCAAACATACCCATCGGGCTTTTCGCTAAATAATCATTGTCCGATTGGGTCTGAAACAAATACTCTCCATCAACTACCCTGGAGTGCAATACCGTAGTAAATAAGCCCTCAATTGTTATTTTCTCATCAAGTAACTTACCTATAGTTTTGCATTTAGCGCGACCGGTATTATCAATATCACTATGTGCTAGGATAAAATTAGTTAATGAGGGGCGTGTGCCTAAACAGGCGTTAATCGTTGACCAGCCGTGGTTTGCTAGCTCTGAGAATTTATCAAAACCCTTTTCGCTTACGCGGCGCATAAACTCATAGGCTAGGATGTATTGCCAGTCGTCAATAATTAAGGTGGTTATATCAGGGCGCGTCTTATCGACCATTTCAATACACTTAATGACGTGTGACCAGTCATTTGCTGTGTAGTAATTGCCTGTTTTATTTTCCTTGGTGTATGCCTGATAGCTTTTTTTAAATCCTTTGAAGGGTAGAGGTTTGTCCAAAACATTAATAATAAACGTGGATTTGGGATCTAAATTGCGCAGGGAGGTGGACTTGCCACTCCCCGATTGACCTATGACCAATACAGTATTACTCATTTACACTCGCTCCTTGATCGTGATTCCTGCCTTACCTGGCTTTTTGTCGATTAACTCTGCAAGCGCATCACGTACCTTTTTAGGGGCCTCTGTCATGAATTTATCACATAGTCGCTTATCTACTGAGTACGATACAGATTCTTTGATGGGATTAAAATCCTCTGGCAATTTAACCTTGCCTGATTCATATAATTTTTTATTAAGGGAGTATACAAAGGGTGTCTTAACCTCAATCTTCCAAACACCGTATTCATACGATTTCTGGCCTTCGTGGTCGTGCTCTAATGAACCTATTATTTGCTCGGTTAACTCTTCCTTACGCACCAGCAGCTTGGCTAGTTGCTTGTTTACTTTTTCTAACTCTTTCACGCTATCAACAAAGAAACGCTCTTGATCGTTAGTGTCTTGTGCCGGGGTTATTTCATCAAAAAAACTCATTTTAATACCTCTTTACTTTATATAGTCTGCGTCGGTATTGACGTGCAACCATAGTATAATAAGTGTTGCGATATAGCAAGTATTATTGTAAACTATTTTTGAATTAGGAGAGTGCAATGACACCAGAAGATGTAAAAAACTATTTTGGTAACAGTTACCAATTTAAGAAAAAAACAAAAATGTCCGATGCCTCCTTTAGGAATTGGATCAAATGGGGCTTTGTACCTGAGGACTCCCAGTACAAGCTTGAACGGTTAACTAATGGGGAGCTTAAAACAGAATGGACAGAAAAAAAATGAGTCAGGATGAATGGGATGATTTTATTTTTAAATGGGTGTGGAGATGCCTCAAATTAATAGGAATTGGATTTGCAATGATGTTTTTTGCGGCCTTTACTTGGATTATTTTAACGGATGGTAATGTTCGATGAATGATGCAATTTTTAAGATGTATGTGGAAACTAGAAACCTGATTAAGCGTGCCGAACAAACAATAATGGGCCAAGTTGAAGAGCGTCAATTAATTTTAGAATGGAAACAAGCTGCAGAAATATTGGAGGCATCAAGCCCTGATTATAAAAATCGCTATGATCGGCTTATAAAAAATCAAGAATCATTTACTCCAGAACAAATTGATTTTATTTGTTATCAAATAGGTGATTGGTATTTGGAATGGAAAGATAGAATTGTTCTTGATTATGAAAAAGGATGCCATCGCCTTGGTTATGCTAAAGAACAGCTTAAAACAATTATTTGCGGGGATTAAATGAATATAGGCGATAGTGTTGAGGTAGTAACGGGATGTCCTGATTGCGGTATGGTTCAGGCTAAAATTGTGGATATTGTTCATGACCGGGCGTTTGTAGAGGTGGTGGGTGAGCTGCCGCACAATGTTAAAGAGCGCAATTTATGGATTGATATTAAACGCTTGAGGCTTAAAAATGATTGAAACAATAGGAGCTGTATTGGGCTACATAAACGAGGCGCTTCGGATAATGAATCCTTTTTTATTTATGGGGGCGACCTGTATTTGGGTAAGGCTTAACTGGAAAATTCAAAATGAAATGTCCCGTAATATGCTAAGGCAGTATTGTATCGAGTCTCAAATTGATTACATCGTAAATAACAGAGATATTGACCGGGAATATATCGACCATTTACGCAAGATTTATTCCGATTTTCAGGGTAAAAAAGCATTATGAATAAATATATTTGTTGGTGTGGAGATACATTTAAGACTAAAAAAATAGCCGCATTACACGTTAAAATTCGTGAAAATAGCGACGAGGGATGGAAGCATCAAATATTAAAACAGCACTGGCGATCACGATTTGCCAATTGGTTTTTTAGCTTGCCGGGTAAAAAAATATCCCATTTTATTGGCGCTTATTTAATTTATTTCGTGATTATTCACCATTTTCATATTGACTGGAACTGGTGGGAGGCGACCTTAATTGGTGTTGGCATGGGGTTTTATATCGAATGAAACCCTTATTATTTCGTTTTCATAGGGGTGGCCTTGAGGAATCAATGCAAACCGTAATTGAAATTAAATCATTTGAGCAGCTTTTGATTACCATCATAGACGGATGGGATATAAACCCGACCAAGGTAGAAATAAAGCCCTACATTTACGATGAAAGAATCCAGTGGGATACTCACTTTGTCATTATTCATGTGGGCGATTCAAACTACCCCGTAGGCTATTTAAACCGTAAACCAGACTGGAGTATTAAAGACTATGAGTAAAGAGGGAAATATCCAAGAGGCAAAACTATCGATTAAATCACATATTAAGTTTTTTGAATCGCTATTGGGCCATATCAAGGGCAATAATGAGGTGCTTAAGGCGCGGTCTATGTGGGCCTCGTGGTGTTTGCATCGGTATATTAACGATCAGCTTGTTTTTGATATTGAAAAAGCCATGACGCAGTTTGGTGATAAGGAAAAATAATGATAGTACATGAACATTCGTGGCAAAAATGGTGGATAGACTTTACCGATAAAGAGGGCAATAAGAACGCAGGTCTTACGGGTGATTTTAACCAGTTACCCTTAATGATAGCTAATATCCTGCGTGCCGGTGGGCGTGACATAGTAATAACGGATAAAACAATTTACAAGGATGATCCCGATGGACAAGAAAAAGGAAAACTCTACTACTTACAAGGTAGGGGATGAAATTTGGTGGTTTCAAATAAAACAGAAAAATAACGGCTTAAGTTATGGCTATCACAATGCTTTGATTCCCGGTGAGCTTGATTTGGTTCACGATCAGATTCGGGAAATTCAAGAGGATATCCTAGTTTGCTGCCATTGCACTAAACGCAATAATGAGGTTTGGGGCAAGACGCGGCAGGAGGCGTGGGATAAATTAAAGGCCGAAATATCTAAGTGGGGAGATCTGGAGTGAATCGTGTTAAATATTGGATATGCGTATTATTTCATAAAAAGGAAACTCGAGAGCTTACCACGACCGGTGCTTATTTTACTGTTGACATGGGCCTGTATAGGGGTTGTTCTAAGTGTGATTTTTGGCAGCGACTACCTGACGACTGTAAATGATTGGTAACTTGATATAAGATGACCTAGTGTGAAAGTTCGCCCAATCACACTAGGCTGGCGCAAGCCGCTGACAGCCCACCGTGTTATACAATGGCCACGATGAGACTGGTTACATAATATCCATTGGAGC